CCACAGCACCTGCCGCACCCACAGCACCTGCCGCACCCACAGCACCCGCAGCACCCGCTGCGCCGGTACCGACCACACAGGTATCCTACAAGCCGGATGACCTGGCACGTGCGGCCATGTCCCTTATGGACTCTGGGAGACAGCCGGATCTGATCTCCCTTCTCGGGCAGTTCGGCGTTGTGTCGATCCCAGATCTCCGTCCGGAACAGTACGGGGCGTTTGCCACAGCGTTACGCGGAATGGGGGCTCAGATCTGATGGCACACTCCATGTTAAGCCCCTCCGGGGCACACAGATGGCTGGCCTGCACCCCCAGCGCCGTGCTGGAGCGCCAGTTTCCGGACCAGGGTTCTGACGCGGCCGCAGAGGGGACCCTGGCCCATGAACTGGCGGAGTTAAAACTGCGGAATTACTTCCAGGCCGCAGATTTCGGAAAAACAAAGTTTACCCAGGCTGTGAACGCGCTGAAAAGGGATCCGCTGTGGAAGGATGAGATGCAGGGCTACACGGATACATATCTGGACTATGTAAAGTCCCTGTCTCTGGGATTTGAAAACACGCCCAGCGCGATGGTGGAGAAGCATATCGATCTTGATATGTATATCCCGAGTCTCCCGGAGGAGGATCCGGCCGGGGGAACCGCAGACTGCATCCTGATCGGCGGCGGGGTCCTGCACATCATCGACTTCAAGTACGGCAAAGGGGTCCCTGTATCCGCGGAAGGGAACCCGCAGCTCTCCCTGTATGCCCTGGGGGCCTACGAGGCCTATAAGATCCTGTATCCCATCGAGAGGATTGAACTCCATATCGTGCAGCCCAGGATCAGTGATGAGCCATCGGAATGGGGGTGCTCCCTGACCGAGCTCCTGGCATTCGGGCGCTGGGTGAAACTGCGGGCGGCCCTCGCCATCGAGGGGGAAGGAGATTACCGCCCGTCAAAGGATAACTGCCGGTTCTGCCGAGCAAAAGCGACCTGCCGTGCCAGAGCAGAAAAGAACGTGGAGCTGGCCTTTGGCCCGGTCGGGAAAAAACCGCCGTTGATCAGCAACGAGGAGATGGGGAAGTTTTTAAAACAGGGAGAGGACGTGGCCAGATGGATTGCGGATCTCCGGGACTGTGCGCTGGCCCAGTGCCTGGCGGGGAAAGACGTGCCCGGCTGGAAGGCTGTGGAAGGGCGCGGATCCAGGGAGTGGACGGATCTCGATAAAGCCTTCAGGGGACTGGAGACCGCAGGAGTAGAGGCGGAACTTCTCTGGGAGAGAAGACCCCTGTCCGTTGCCCAGGCAGAAAAGGTCATCGGGAAAAAAGAATTCGAGGTCCTGGCCAAAGATTATGTTGTGAAGAAGCCGGGAAAACCAGCACTGGTGGAAGAGTCGGACAAGCGCCCGGCCATTACGAATAAAATAACCGCCGAAGAGGCGTTCAAGGAGGAAAAATAATATGAATGAACTGACAAACGTGACAACCGGAGAAGTAAGACTGAGTTATGTACATCTGTTTAAGCCCTATGCCGCCATGCAGGGGGCGGAGGAAAGATACAGCTGCACGATCCTTGTTCCGAAGACAGATACGGATACGATGGGCCGCATCCAGGCAGCCATCGAAGAAGCCAAGAGGAAAGGGACCGCAGACAAGTGGGGTGGCGTGTGTCCCCCGATTGTCCCGACTCCGGTATATGACGGAGACGGGGTACGGCCTTCCGACGGGATGGCTTTCGGCCCGGAGTGCAAAGGGCACTGGGTATTCACGGCCAACGCCAAGGCGGACTATCCCCCGGAGATCGTGGATAAAATGGGGAATCCGATTATCAACCAGTCCGAGATTTACAGCGGGATCTATGGCCGCGTGAACGTTACCTTCTTCCCTTATGCATTCGGTGGTAAAAAGGGGATCGGGTGCGGCCTGGGACCGGTACAGAAGCTGCGTGACGGAGAACCCCTGGGAGGAAGCGCCCCGACCGCGGCACAGGCCTTCGGGGTCCCGCAGCCGCAGACAACACCCGCACAGAATGCAAATCCGTTACCGTGGGGATCCCAGGGCAGCGGGATCAATCCCATCACAGGGATGCCTTATTAAGAGGACAGTATGGGGATATCCCCCATACTGACAGGAGGAAACCATGAAACATCTCAGCATCGATATCGAAACAAGAAGCAGCGTGGACATCGGGAAGGCAGGGCTGTATAAATACGCCCAGTCCCCCGATTTCCGCATCCTCCTGTTTGCCTTCCAGGAAGACGAGAATCCGGTGGAGGTCGTCGATCTTGCCCAGGGGGAGGAGATCCCGGAACATGCGGTCCGGATGCTTGCTGATCCGGATGTCACGAAACATGCGTATAACGCGGCATTTGAGTGGTACTGCCTGAACCGGGCCGGGTACCAGACCCCGCTGGAGCAGTGGCGCTGTACCATGGCCCATGGTCTGTACTGCGGATACACGGCCGGACTGGACGCGACCGGAAAAGCCATCGGCCTTCCCCAGGACAAGCAGAAGCTGGTTGCCGGAAAGGCGCTGATCCGGTATTTCTGTGTCCCCTGCAGGCCAACAAAGACCAACGGGAACCGTACCTGGAACCAGCCGTGGCATGCAAAAGAGAAGTGGGAGCTTTTCAAGGAATATAACAGGCAGGATGTTGTGACAGAACGGGCGATCTTAAACCGTCTGGAGCAGTTTCCGATGCCGGAGGCGGAGCAGAAGCAATGGCAGATGGATGTCCTCATGAATGCGTTCGGGGTCCGTGTGGACACGGAACTGATCAAAGGGGCCCTGTACATCGATGCAGTCAGCACGCAGGAGCTGACAGAGGAGGCGGTCCGGATCACCGGCCTGGGAAATCCCAACAGCGGGGCCCAGCTGGTGCCGTGGCTGAACACACAGTGCGGGAAAGAACGGTTCCAGGATATCCAGAAGGCGACCGTGGCGGACGCCCTGGACCACAGGGAGGACTATCCGGAGGATGTGCAGCGGATGCTGGAGATCCGGCAGCAGCTCGGGAAGACCTCCATCAAAAAGTATGTGGCCATGGATACGGCAAAAGGCGAGGGGGACCGCGTGAGGGGTCTTACCCAGTATTACGGGGCCAACCGGACAGGCAGGTGGGCCGGCCGGATGGTGCAGATGCAGAACCTCCCCCGGAACTATCTGAAGACCCTGGACTATGCAAGGAATCTGGTAAAGGATAAAAATTATGCCGGACTGAAGTTACTGTACGGGAATGTCCCGGACACGCTTTCCCAGCTGATCCGGACCGCATTCATCCCTTCCGAGGGAAATAAATTCGTGGTATCGGACTTTTCCGCCATCGAGGCCCGGGTGATCGCCTGGCTGGCCGGCGAACAGTGGGTCAACGAGGTATTTGCCACACACGGAAAGATCTACGAGGCGACAGCGGCGCAGATGTTTGGCGTCCCGGTGGAGCGGATCGCAAAAGGAAACCCGGAATACTCCCTCCGGCAGAAGGGGAAGGTGGCTACACTGGCCCTGGGATACCAGGGCGGCACCTCCGCCCTGATCGCCATGGGGGCCCTGAACATGGGACTTACAGAGGACGAGCTTCCGGACATCGTGTCCCGGTGGAGACAGGCTAATCCCAGGATCCGGGATCTGTGGTACGCGGTGGAGAATGCCGCCCTTGCGGCCATGGAGACCGCACGGCCGCAGGCCATCCGGGGACTGATCTTTGCGCTGGAGGGGGATCTCCTGTATGGGCAGTCCTTCCTCACGGTCCGTCTTCCGAGCGGCCGGAAGTTATACTACCCGAAACCGTTTCTTAAGGAAAACCAGTTCGGGAAGCAGGCCCTCCACTACTACACGGTGGGCCAGCAGACAAGAAAGTGGGAAGTGGCCTCCACCTATGGAGGAAAGATGACGGAGAATATCGTGCAGGCGATCGCCAGGGACTGTCTGGCGGTCACGCTGGAGAGGATTTACGACCGGGGGCTCCAGACCGTATTCCATGTGCATGATGAGGTGATCATCGATGCACCGATGGAAACGACGGTGGAGGAGATCTGCGACCTGATGGCCGAACCGATCCCCTGGGCCCCGGGGTTGATCCTTAAAGGGGCCGGATTTGAAAGCAGCTACTACATGAAAGATTAAGGAGGGAACAGGATGGAACACAACCGGATGCTGCAGATCAGCACTGCGGGAAACCGAAAGGCCACGCGCTGGCCGAAAAGTGAGATCCTGTGGTCCGATTTTACAGATAAACTTAAGACCCCGGTACGGGGAATGGAGACCCTGGACCAGTACCTGGCCCTCCCGAAATCCAGGCAGGACGAGTTAAAGGACGTCGGCGGATTTGTCGGCGGGACCTTTACCGGGGACCGGAGAAAAGCGTCCTGCGTGGAAGGGCGCGACCTGGTCACCCTGGACCTGGATAACATTGCCGCAGGGCAGACGGACGACATCCTTAAACGTGTCGGCGGGCTCGGGTGCGCCGCAGCCGTATACAGCACCAGAAAGCATGCGGGATACGCCCCGAGACTGCGGGTGATCATCCCCCTTGACCGGACGGCCACCGCGGATGAATACGAGCCGGCGGCGCGGAAGTTAGCCTTCCTGATCGGGATCGGATTCTGTGACCCTACCACCTTCGAGGCTTCCAGGCTGATGTACTGGCCGAGCTGCTGTGCAGACAGCCAGTACGTGCATGCAGTCTTCGACGGGGCTTTCTGCAGCCTGGACGGGATCCTGGCCGCCTACGGGGACTGGAAGGACATAAGCCAGTGGCCGCAGGTGCCGGGAGAGGATTCCGCCGCCAGAAGACGCCTGGCCAGGCAGGAGGACCCCACAGCCAAGCGTGGGGTGATCGGCGCGTTCTGCCGCACATACAGCGTCACACAGGCCATGGAACGCTTTATACCGGGGATGTATGAGGAGACGGATATCCCGGGCCGGTACACCTATACCGGCGGCTCCACAGCCGGCGGCGCCATCGTGTATGACGGGGACCGGTTCCTCTACTCACACCATGCCACGGATCCATGCAGCGGCCTTCTGGTCAACGCATTCGACCTGGTCCGGCTCCATAAATACGGGGACCTGGACGGGGATGCCAAAGATGGGACGCCGGTCAGCAAGCTGCCATCCTTCGTGGCCATGAGCCGCCTGGCGCTGGAGGACAGACAGGTATCGGATCTTATGTCAAAGGAGAATCTGGAACGGGCGCAGAAGGCCTTCCAGAGCCCGGAAGCGGCATCAGAAAGCCACCAGGACTATGACCTTTCGTGGCTGTCACAGCTTACGAAAGACGGGACCGGGAAATACGAGAAGACCATCAACAATGCCGTGATCGTACTGGAGAACGATCCACTCCTCAAGGGGCGGATCGTGACCGACGAGTTTGCGAACTGCGGCATGGTCCTGGGCCGGATGCCGTGGGACCAGAGGGAGGAAAAACGGCGCTGGAAGGACGTGGACGATGCCGGATTCTACCGCTATGTGGAGGTGTTCTACGGCCTTACAGGGCGGGACAAGCTGGACAACGCGCTGATGATCGTCAGTGCCCAGAACCGGATCAACGATGTGAAACAGTACCTGCAGGGGCTTAAATGGGACGGCACGAAGCGTCTGGATACCCTGCTGTCCGAATACCTGGGAGCCGAGGATACGGCCTATACGAGGGCTGTGATGCGTAAGTCCCTGTGTGCCGCTGTCGGGAGAGCCGTGGCCGGGGGGATCAAATACGATTACATGCCGATCTTTACCGGGCCCCAGGGGATCGGCAAGAGTACCTTTTTACACATCCTGGGAAAAGACTGGTTCAGCGACAGCTTAACGACCTTTGAGGGCAAGGAGGCTGCCGAGCTGATCCAGGGGACCTGGATCAATGAGATCGGGGAGCTGAGCGCATTTACGAAGCAGGAGACCCAGGTCATCAAGCAGTTTTTAAGCAAGACCGATGATATCTACCGGGCGGCATACGGCCGGAGAACAGACAAATATCCCAGGAGATGCGTGTTCTTCGGGACCAGCAATGACGGGGAATTTTTAAAGGACGTCACCGGGAACCGGCGGTTCTGGCCAGTGGATGTGGGCGTGCATCCGGCAAAAAAGTCGGTCTGGAACCAGCTGCCGTCAGAGGTGGACCAGATCTGGGCGGAGGCATACCTTTACTGGGCCATGGGGGAGCCCCTGTATCTTCCGAAGGAGATCGAGGAGATGGCAAAGGACCAGCAGGACCGGCACCGGGAATCCTCCGGGAAGGAGGGGCTGATCCTGGATTTCCTGGACCGGGAGATCCCGTCAGACTGGGATTCCCTGTCCAGACAGCAGAGACAGATGTTCTGGAACGGGAACCTGAAGCTGGCAGACGGGACAGAGCTGGTGCCCCGGGAAAAGGTCTGTGCAGTGGAGATCTGGGTGGAGTGCTTTGGCGGAGAACCGAAGCATATGAAGCGGACAGACAGCATGGAGATCAACAATATCCTGATCGGGCTTAAGGGCTGGGAGAGGATCAAAACGCCGCGCAGATTCGGCGTCTACGGGCAGCAGAGAGGGTTCTGCAGGGCGAAAACATAGTCAAAAATATTCGTAGTTCTGGTGTAGCCGCGGTAGTAGTCAAAAACAACCGACTACACGATGTAGCACTGGTTAGTAGCCGTGTGAAATCCTCAGAAATAAAGGAAATATCAATATATAACTACAATAACTACAAACTTCTATATAGAGGTAAAAATAATAAATAAATATATAATACATAACGCTATATAGGGTATATAAATAGGGGTCTCTATAACACGTGACGCGTAGGATGTATGGGAAGGAGGCAGAATGGGCTGGGGACTAAAACAGGACATTGAACTGGTACTGGCAAAAATTTTCACTGACAGGGGAGTTCGGATCCCGTCAGCCGAGGGACACCGGGGCGTAAAGGAGGCCCTCCGTGGAAAAGGGGTCCGCAGAAATGACATCGCCCAGGCACGAAAGGAGCTGCGGATCCAGTCGGATAAAATAGACGGAGAGTACTGGTGGATCTGGGAGAATGAGCAGGATCCGGGAAGTATGTGGGAAAGACTGAGCGGGGAATTCTGGAGGAGTCTGGATGAGAGAAAAGGACATTGAGAAGATCCTGGTGGCGGAAGTAAGGAAACTGGGCGGCCGGGCCTATAAGTGGGTAAGCCCGGGGAATGACGGCGTGCCGGACCGGATCGTGATCTTTCCGGGAAAGACCCCGGTGTTTGTGGAGCTGAAAACCGATACCGGGAAACTGAGCGCCCTCCAGGCGGTCCAGATCAGACGGCTGGGGGAGCTGGGGCAGAAGGTATATGTGACTTACGGGATTGACGGCATCAGCCAGTTCTTCCAGGACGAGGGCTATGAAGAAACCAGCAAAGCGCTGGATTGCAGATATGGACTGTAAGGGAGGCACAATATGAAACACACGGAATGGATGCACGGAAGAGATGGAGAAAAATACGGAGTTTGGAATACAGTCAGAAAAAAATTTCAGTTCGGAATATGTGAGGACACGCCAATGTTGGCGGATGCAAGATTATTTCAGCGGATAGGAGATAACGCCAGAAAATACCGGTTCGAGATCCGGAGATTGCCGAAAGGGGAAGACAATGGAATTTAGACCGCATTCCTACCAGCGGCATTGTATTAATAAAATTCTGGAAACCAAAAAGCTTGGGCTTTTTCTGGATATGGGCCTCGGCAAGACAGTCACTACGCTGACCGCAGTCAAGGAACTTAAGTATAACCGCTTCCAGGTCTGTAAGGTACTGGTGATCGCGCCAAAGAAGGTAGCTGAAGGGACCTGGACAAAGGAGGCCGCCAAGTGGGACCACACGAAGATGCTGCGGGTATCCCCGGTGCTGGGGAGCCAGGCAAAGCGGATCCGGGCTCTGAACACACCGGCAGACCTGTACGTCATCAACCGGGAAAATGTCTGCTGGCTGGTGGATTATTACCGCAACGCATGGCCGTTTGACATGGTGGTGATCGATGAGAGCAGCAGCTTCAAAAGCCATTCGGCCAAACGGTTCAAGGCCCTGGCGGGGATTAGCAGCCGGATCAGCCGGATGGTGGAGCTGACCGGGACCCCGTCCCCCAACGGCCTGGCGGACCTGTGGAGCCAGGTCTATCTGCTGGACGGCGGGGAACGGCTGGGAAAACGGTACAGCCAGTTCCGCGAGCGGTACTTCCAGCCGGACAAGCGCGGGGCAGACGGCATGGTATACAGCTACGAGGCCAAGCCCGGGACCGAAGAGAGCATCCTGGCAAAGATCTCTGATATCTGCATCAGCATGAAGGCGGAGGACTATCTGGAACTTCCGGATCTGACCTACCACGAGATCCCGGTGGAGCTGGATAAAAAGTCCTGGAAGGCATACCAGGATCTGGAGCGGAAGATGATCCTGGAACTTCCGGAGGATGACGAGCTGATCAGCGTGACCAGCGCAGCGGCCTTAAGCAACAAGCTTCTCCAGCTGGCCAATGGTGCGGTTTATGATGAGGACCGCCAGGTACATGAGGTGCATGACTGCAAGATCGAGGCATTCCTGGAACTGGTCGAATCCCTTCAGGGGAAGCCCGTCCTGGTATTTTATAATTACCAGCATGACCGTGAGCGGATCCTGAAGGCCCTGGCAAAGTCGGGACTCGGGATCCGGGAGCTTAAGACCACACAGGATGAGGACGACTGGAATGCCGGCCGGATCGACATCCTGCTGACCCATCCGGCCAGCAGCGCATACGGGCTTAACCTCCAGCAGGGAGGGAACCATGTAATCTGGTTCGGTCTTACCTGGAATTACGAGCTGTATACCCAGGCCAACAAACGTCTGCACCGGCAGGGGCAGGTGAACAAGGTGATCATCCACCACCTGGTCAGTACAGGGACCCGGGACGAGGAAGTCATGACCGCCCTGAAGCGGAAGGACGATGTGCAGAACTGGGTGATGGAGAGCCTTAAGGCAAGGATCAGGAGGATACGGGATGGACATTGAGAAACAGATGCAGGAGGAGATCAACCGCCAGAGGGAGATCCATAACCGGGTTCTTGTGTGGGACCCGGAGACCGGACGCAGGGAGTACCGGGAAGGCTACAGACCGGGGGACAAGGGATACCTGCCGCCGGCGACGGAGTTCATTACAATTCGGTTCCGGAACGGGGTGATCGTAATGCCGGCGGACGATTTCAATCGCCTGCCAAAAACGAAACAGAAAAAACTGATGCGGTGGTAACAGGAGGGAAGAAATATGTTTGTGAAACAGATTGATATGGCAAAAGCCCTGGAGCTGGCGGCGAAGGGGATGGAGATCAAGGTCCTGGCCCCGATCGGCCAGGAAGACGGCTGGGAGAACCTGGCCCCAGACACCCTCCAGCACATGCTTGAGGGAGTGATGTTCTTCCGGCAGGAACCGGCCCTGGAGAAGGAGATCCTTCCGGCGGTTTCCGGAGAGGAGCCAGAGCCGCCAGCAGAAAAGTCCCTGTCGGATCTCACGAAGGAATTGAAACAGGCCAGACCGCAAAAAGGGAAGCTGGATGTGGACATCGGGAAGATGAAGGCCCTGCGGGAGGCCGGATGGAGCTA